ATCGGCATGATCTGCCCGGTCGACTACGAGAACCGGATCACTCAGACGGCACAAGCCGCCTGACCCTGTGTCCACCAAACGGGGTCAAGCCCAGCGTACTTCATCGCGCACCCGTCAGCTGACGTCATCGATACCGCCGTCGAGCTTCACGATGAGCTGACGACCTACCTGCGACGGCTTGAGGATGCTGCTCCGTTGATGGGGGACATGGTCAACGTCCTGCTGTCTCCAACGTTGGGCCGGGACGAGGTACTGCAGCGCCACCTCAACGACCTGATGCTGCAGTCGCGAGCTGTCGAGATCGGCGAACGGTCGGCCAAAGTCATGCAGTTGGTAAGCCTGCTAGGCACGCTCATCGACATATGGGAGCCAGGCCAGCCAAGCATCCTCAGCCCTCCCTCGTGAGGGTGCGGGCAAGCGGCGATGACTCGGGACCGGGGCATAAGCGCCATGGTCGGCATGTGGTGCATATGTGGTGCAGGCGTGAGGTCAAGGACGCAAAAATGCCGCTTGAACTGCGGTAATGCTGGTGCGCGATACTGGGATTGAACCAGTTTCGTTGGTGGGCCGGTGTGGAGTTGTCTGACCTGCCCAGAAAGCCTCTGAACTGGCGACACGCTTGACAGTAACGCTGGAGCCAGGCGGAAGCAAGTACCGTTTGGGTTAGTCTCTTATTGCGCGTTTATTGCGCGGACGGGAGACGACAGTGACGCAGGCCGATGCCAAGAAGAAGCGGGACCGCCGCAAGTTCGGCCGCATCCGCCAGTTCAAGAGCGGTCGCTGGCAAGCCAGCTACACCGGACCCGACGCCAACGTTTACATCGCACCCAAGACATTCGACGCCAAGGTCGACGCCGAAGCGTGGCTCACCGACCGCCGCCGCGAGATCGACCGCGAACTCTGGTCACCCGCCAGCGGGCAGGAGGAGCGGCCCAGCGCCCTGTTCGGTGAATACGCCGAGGGCTGGCTCAAGCAGCGCAGCATCAAAGACCGCACCCGCGAGCACTACCGCAAGCTCCTCGATAACCACATCCTGCCAATCTTTGCCGATGTAGAGCTTCGAGACATTGCCCCAGAAGCGGTGCGCCGCTGGTATGCCACCACCGCCGTCGGTACACCGACGATGCGAGCGCACTCCTACTCGCTTCTGCGGGCCATCATGCAGACCGCGATGTCCGACGACCTGATCGACTCGAACCCCTGCCGCATATCCGGGGCATCAACTGCACGGCGCGTTCACAAGATCCGCCCCGCGACATTGTCAGAACTCGAGGTCATCACAAAGGCCATGCCCGACCCGTACCAGGCGTTCGTCCTGATGGCCGCCTGGTTGGCCATGAGGTTCGGAGAGTTGACCGAGTTGAGGCGCAAGGACATCGACCTCAATGATGAAGTGGTCCGTGTGCGCCGCGCTGTCGTGCGTGCAGGCGACGCTTTCAAGGTGACAACTCCCAAGAGCGACGCCGGCATCCGGGATATCAGCATTCCGCCCCATCTAATCCCGGCCATCGAGGATCACCTCGACCGCTACGTACAGCCGGGAAAGAACGCTCTTCTATTTCCTTCGGTCGGCGACCCTGATCGCCACCTCGCGCCGAGTGCGCTGTACCGGATGTTCTACACGGCGCGGACGAAAGCCGGTCGCGATGACTTGCGAGTGCATGATCTTCGGCATTCGGGAGCGGTGCTGGCCGCCGCAACTGGGGCGACACTGGCGGAATTGATGGGCCGCCTTGGCCATTCGACGCCGCAAGCCGCCCTCAAGTACCAACACATCGCGGGTGGGCGTGACCGAGAAATCGCCGCACTCCTGTCAAAGATCGCCGAAAACGGGGGACCATCAACGTGAACCGCTATGTGGTGTTGTGTGACTGCGGAGGGCGGGCTGAATCTGCCTGGTGGGAGCCGGTGAATGGGCGCCACGTCGTTGCCGTTATCGACGATGGGCGACCCGCAGGGGCTCTCCAGGTTGAACCGAATTATTTCGGCGGTCACGGCGGCAATGTCGGTCCGGGCGGATTTGCGTTCGCGTACAGCACCGAGCCGAACAGACTGAACGAACACCGCGACCCACTGAATCTTCGTTGTCCCGCGGCGTGTCTACCCAAGTTGCCCCGGATACGCGAGTCAACCATCGCGGTGGTGCTCGACCGCATGTCCATTGACAGCTTGGAGTCGATCGACTTCCACGAACGAGACGAGCCGGCCAGCGCCGCTGATGCCCTGAAGATGCAGCAAGAAGTAGAGGCCGATTTCTCGCGGGAGGAGTACGACGGCGAGCGACCCACGCTAGTGCCGGTGTATTCGACGCGGCGCGTCATCCCGTGGGCGGCCCTCGTTTACGGAGTTTCCAAGATGACGAAGGACCGTCGTTGAATCCGACTAGGAAAACTGTGTCACGCCTTGACACAGTTCCCCGCCTGTCGTCCCGGTTGTGAACGCTCCGCTTCCGCTTGGCGCGCCTAGAGTCGACTAACTTCCATTTGGCGCTATAGTAGGAGACGCGTCACCCAGACCTTGGGGCTCGACAGCATCACTTTGTTGATGTCTGAGAGGCCCCGAGATGGTGAGATCAACCCAATCCAGCTCACATGAGAGCAAAGGCGCCCAGCGCCGGTATAGCAAGCTCAGCGAGGCCGCCGAGTACCTCGGCGTGACCACCCGCACGGTGCGAGCGATGATCGCCGATGGCCGGCTAACTGGCTACAAGAGTGGCAACCGCCTTGTCCGCGTTGACCTTAACGAGGTCGACGCCGCAATGCAGCCGTTCGGCGGTGCGGCGTGAACTATCGCAACGACCCAGCCTGGCGGCAGGCGCAGCAAGCTTTCATCAACCCCGACGCTGCGAGCGCAGACGAGCGCATGCTGCAGAGCATTGCAGCAGCAGTGACGATGTGGACTGTCGAACGGGCGGGTGAGACCGCCTGATGCAGAAAAGCAGAAAGCCGGCCCCCCGCCAGGAAAGCCGGCCCTCTCACATCACCACCGATACCGACGATTCTACAACCAGATGCCCGAAGGGGTGTCCGTGGCGCGGCGAATGTCCCGTCCACTCGCTGCCACTTCCAAATGGCTTTGACGAAACCCGGTGCTTGATGCGTGGGCCGGTCCGCAACCGCCGGGCAGTTCGGGTGGTGAAGTGATGACTGACCTGTCCTCAGCCTCGCAGCAAGTTTCGTGGGCAGACGTACACGCCTTCGTGCTCCCGAAATTGGTCCGCGTGGGCGATTGGCCCATGCTGGGCAGCCCTGTCTGGTGCGACCTCGACGACCGCGACCCCATCAAGTGGGCCTCAGTGCTCGACGGAGGCCAACATTGGGCGCTGCGGGTCGAGTACCTGCAGCAGGCCGAATGCGACGCATCAAGAGCGATCTCAGCTGCAGAAGACTGGGCCGCGATTGCCCGAACCATCAAGACGCGTAGCGACTACTTCGCCGCACGGCCCTGGATGAATCGTAGGGCCGCCTGATGACTGTGGATACCAGTAGGGCGACGGCCATCGCCGAACGCCTCAATGCGCTCGCCCGCGACGCGGTTCCCGGTTCCGGCATAGGGACTCCGGAACCGGAACCGCAGACAGTTCCCGGTTCCCAGAACCGACCCGGAACCGAGAACCACGATGTCGTCAAGGTAGGGACATCGAAGTCGTCTGACGACCTGGATGTCACGGTTCCCGGTTCCGGAGTCCCTATGCCGGAACCGGGAACCGCCGACGAAAAACCGCTCTACGTGGACATTCGCGGAATGCTCGACGGAACCCTGCCGGAGCCGCCGGAACCGCGATTGGGTCGACGCACCGACGGCAGGTGCCTGTTCTACGCAGGTCAAGTCAACTGGGTCTTCGGCGACCCAGAGAGCGGTAAGACCTGGCTCTGCCTCGCTGCGACGGTGGAAGCCCTCAACGCAGGCCGGCGGGCGCTCATCGTCGATTTGGACCACAACGGGCCGGCGGCCACCGTGCGGCGACTGCTCGACCTCGGTGCACCGATAGAGGCTCTGCGCGACCCCGACCGGTTCCGGTACTGCGAACCTGAAGACCGCCTCGAGTTGCGACAGGTGATCCTCGATTGCGCGTCGTGGCGGCCAGCGGTTGCACTGGTCGACTCCATCGGCGAGCTATTGCCGATGTACGGTGCCAGCTCCAATTCCAGTGACGATTTCACCCTCGCGCACAGCAACGTCCTGAAGCCGCTGGCCCGAGCAGGAGCGGCAGTCCTGGCGGTCGACCACCTCGCGAAGGGCGCGGACTCTCGAGCAGCAGGGCCGGGAGGTACCGCAGCGAAACGGCGCGCCATCGGCGGCGTATCGCTTCGCGTGAAGGTCAAACAGCCGTTCACACCGGGCCATGGCGGAAGCGCCACATTGCTGGTCAACAAAGACCGGCACGGCTCGGTGCGGGCACACTGCCCGGTGGGAGACCGGGAGCCCGTCGCTGGCACCTTCAAACTCCTGGCATTCACCGAAGGTGTCTTGGAGTGGGCGATCTACCCACCCGCCGACGGCGAACGGAACAGCGACGAAAACGCTCCGCCGGACGATGTAGCCGCCATCGCCGCGCTCGACCCACCCCCGGCGACGGTCGAAGACGCCCGCGGTCGACTCAAGTGGAACAAGCAGCGGGCAGCGACCGCATTACGTACCTGGCGGGAACAGCAGGGCGAGCAATGAGGCGGGCCAACGGCAAACCCATCTGGGACAGCTACGCCGACGTGGCCGACATGTCCCGCCCATGCCCGAACTGCGGTGCCGTCAACACCTGGTGCACCAAACCGGACGGGCGCGTACGCCGAGTCCCCTGCGTCAGCCGCCTCACAACCAACCACCACATCACCATTGAGGAGAACACCCAAGCATGACTAAGGACCCCGCCGACTACCTCAAGTACGCCGCTGCGATGCTCTGGCAGCGCGTGGAATGGACAACCGAGACCATCGCGGTATCTTCCTGCGACGGCGCCCATGACCACGAGCTGGACGCTATCACCGACGCAGCATGCGAAATCAAGTCACTCGCCATGCAGTTCGGCGATCCACGCCGCTACTCCGACGGGCGCGCAGTCCAGACCACGCAGCAGATCGAGGACGGCTGCTACACCGTCCACGTATGGCACCCCGAGGCAGCCACCGAAGACCCGCGGTCCTGGCGCGGCTCACTACGCCACGACCCCGATGAACCATGCCCCGGCGTGTACGAAGTCACCACCGACCCGGCCACGCAACAGGTTCACGTCCGCACAGTGAGGCTGGCGTGAGCGCCCTGCCAACACCAGCCACGTGGCTGGCCACAGGGTCACAACGACAACTACGGCGCGTTACCCGGCACGGCGGTCAGTGGCCGCAGCATCGCCACAAGGCCCGGATGCGCAAGCGCCGCCGCAACCAACGCAAGCAGCCAACTGCCTTTCTGGGCAGGGAAGTTCTCCGACTGTCGGAGAACCGATGAGCGGACAACGACACCAGTGCACCGTGTGCCGTGAACGCGACACCGCCAGCACCACCCGTGTGTGCTGGCAATGCCGGCCCAGCCCAGGCGTGGAGGTCCGCAACAACCTCGTTTATGTCGACGGTCTACCGCCGCTCACAACAGAGAAAGCGCTACAGCTCGCGCACCGACTCGCGGACGTGCTGACGCCATGACCGACCAACTACGAGGAGGGTCGAAAATGGTGATTCCGGACTATCTGCTCGGCGGCGTCCTCTACGCCCTCGGCCATTTCGTCCACGAACGCGACCGCGCCGGCAGGGGAGTCCCCGCCGAAGTAAGAGCCGCGCACCGCTGGCTCAACACCATGTCCGCTATCGGACCTTTATCTGGTTGCGATGCAGAAGAATCAGAAGCGGATGACCTGATCGGCACCGCACAAGCAGCCGTTCTCCTCGGTTGCACCGAGCGACACGTGCGGAGAATCCAGGCTGACCTCGATGGAGTACGGCCCGCCGGACGACACCTGGTGTTCTCACGCCGACAGGTCATCCAATACGACCAAGCACGAAGGGAACACCGTGAGCTGGCTTAGCGACGCCATCCAGGCGCAGACCAACAACATCGGCGCTGCGATGACCAGCACGCCGCACCGGCAGAAGATCATCGAACTCCGCGCCGCATACAACAACGCCCTGGCCGATGTCCGCGGTGACGCCTCACTGTCCGAGCTGGGCCGGACACAGATGATTGCCCGCGCCTGGACCAACACCCGCGCCGAAATCGCACGGCTCGAGCAACTCGACTTCGACACCAACGTCAAGCGATACAACGACATCGAACGTCAAGTGTTCGGCACCGCCGCAACATCCGGCGCAGACGCAGTGTCCTTCCGCGACGCCACCGATCGCGCCGACAAACTCGACACCGCCGAAGCCGCCATGAAAGCCCTCGGCAACGCTGAACTCTCCGGTGACACCATCCTCGCTAAGGCTGTCGTCATGCGGGCCTGGCAAGCCGACTGGGGCCAGGTCGTCGACCAGTACGCCGTCACCCACCCCACCGTCACCGACAAGCTCGCCGAACTCGGGGCACTGCGTCAAACCCTCGACGGTCGCGTCTCCCGTCTCGGCGGGAAGGTCGGCGCCAGCCTCATCAAACCGTCCGAACTGCAGGGCAAGATGCCCGACGAGATCAAGCGCCTCGCCGAAGCTGACCCGTCGCTGAGCATGTCTGCAGTCTCGGCCGCCCGCATCGCAGGCACTGCAACACCACAGGACGAGGCAGACGCCCGAGCCCAAGCTGTTGCTGAAGCCCGAGCCCGAGCAGCTCGAGGCGAGTAACGGTGCCGAAGAGTCCGATGATGCTGACCCCAACCGACACTTCGGAAGTGTTGGTTGCAGGCGCGCTTGCACCCCCTGGCGGGTGTCCCCATACGGCCACCCCAACGTTGACCCCTGCTGAGAGAAATTGCTGCCGCCGCGAGTTTCTCGAAATCTGCACAGGGGGCGGGCATGGCTAGCCGGGGTACTAAACCCAAGCCTGTGCTGCAGGTGGTGCGTGAGGGCAATCCCGGTCACCGCCCGCTGAACGATCCCGTAGTGCTGCCGCCCACGGCGTTGCGTGAACCGGACTGGTCGGCCATCTTCTGCGGCTCCGGCGATGAGAACGACCGGGCACGTGCGACAGCTGCCGCGCTGTGGGCCAAGACCGCGCCCGTTCTGAGCCGCTGCATCGGACTGGTTGGGGAGCAGCAAGAGGCTCTCGCCGACTTCTGCGTCACGTGGGCGCGTATCGAACAGGGCGAGCGGGCTCTGTCACGGGAAGGCGTCGTCACCGAGGGCTACCGAGGCGGGCCGGTGCGCAACCCGTGGGCGACCGCGCTGCACCAATACCGATCACATGCCCGCTCACTTGCGGGGGAGTTGGGTCTGACGCCGGCCTCATTGACGCGGCTGCGCCGGCCGGAAGGCGTGGATGACGATGACCCGTTCGACTGACCGGCACACCCCCTGGCGGGTGATCCCAACAGGCGGTCCAAACCTTGACCCCGGTCGAGGGGACTCGCAGTCCAGAGACCTGAAATTTTCTGAGGAGGCATTCGTTGAGTGCTGACCTGGGCGAATACCCCGACATTTTGCGCGCCCAAGAGTGGGTTTGGCAGTACATGCGCGGCAACGTCAAGGCCGCCGTAGTGGTGGAACAGAGCGGCCCACCGATACGGCCGTCCGCCGTGATCGGCGCTGTGATGACTCTCCTCGCCGAACAGGGGTTGATGCTCGCCCCGATGCGCGCCGGGGATTCTGATGAGGAGGTGGCCGATGCCGATCACTCTGAAGGTTGAGGCGCAGGCCGATAACCGTTCATTCAAGCAGGCCGCCGATCATGCAGAGCGGTATTTCTCCGACGCGGGTAAGGCGGCGTCTGGTTCGTTCGCGAAGTCGTTCGGCGCCGGGTCGAAGGAAGTGCAGAAGGCGACTGCTGATGCGGTCAAGGCGTATGACGCTGTTGCTGATTCGGCGGGTAAGGCTGCTACCGCGGAGAAGCAGCGCCAGCAGTATCTCGACAAGTCGGAGTCCTTGGCGAGAAAGGCCGCGCAGGCTGAGGAGAAGATTCAGAAGGCCCGCAACTCCGGTGATGTGAAGGCTCAGGCGTCCGCTGAGAAAGAGTTGGAGCGGGTTCGGGAGCAGCAGGCCCGAACCTCTACTCAGGTTGTGCGGTCTGCGGAGTCGGTGAATCGCATCCGCCGGCAGGAGCAGCGGGAGATTCGGGAGTCGATTGCGGCTTACCGCAATCTGCAGCAGGCTCAGATGAACCCGGCCCGCGGTCCGGGGTTCCTGTCGGGTATCACCAGCCAGTCGTCTGGTGTGGTGGGGCAGTTCTCCATGCTGGGCGGGTCGGCGGGTAAGGCGTTCGTCGGTGGGGCGGTCGCAGCGATCACGGCGGGTGCGTTCATCGCAGTGGGCGCCAAGGCCGCGGGCCTCGTGGTCGACGGATTCAAGTCGGTTATGGACGCGGGGCTGGACTTCTCCCGCACCGTCAACAACTTCCAGGGCGTGACCGAAGCAACCGCGGGTCAGACCGCCCAGATGTCTGCCGCTGCCCGCGCGTTGGGCGCTGATACGACGATGGCCGGTGTTTCGGCCTCCGACGCTGCCTCTGCGATGACTGAGTTGGCGAAGGCCGGCTTCACCGTTGACGAGGCGATCACCGCGGCCCGCGGCACAATGCAGCTCGCCACCGCGGCTCAGATCGACGCCGCCTCTGCCGCCGAGATTCAGGCGAGCGCGATCAACGCCTTCAACCTTGATCCTCTGAAAGACGCCTCGCGGGTCGCTGATGTCCTCGCCAACGCCGCGGTCGGCTCCGCGGCCGACATCCCGGACCTCGCGCTGGCACTGCAACAGGTGGGTGGTGTCGCCAACGGGTTCGGTGTCTCTCTCGAGGACACAGCAGCCGCTCTGGGCATGTTCGCCAACGCAGGCATCAAGGGCTCCGACGCCGGCACCCTGCTCAAAACCACCATGCAGTCGATCACCGACCAGGGCGCTCCTGCACAGGAAGCCATCAACCAACTTGGGTTGTCGCTCTACAACTTCGACACGGGCCAGTTCGTCGGCTTCCGTGAGTTGTTCCGCCAGTTGGATGAAGCACGGGAACGCATGTCGCCGCAGCAGTTCCAGGCGCAGTCCAACATCCTGTTCGGCTCGGACGCAATGCGGGCCGCGATGCTCGGCAACGTCGAAGCGTTCGACCAGATGGAAGCAGTTATCAGCCGCGTCGGTACCGCCGCCGACATGGCGAAAGCCAAGATGCAGGGCTGGCCCGGCATCGTCGAGGGCATCGAGAACTCACTTAGCGAGTTGAAGCTGTCGCTGTTCGACGACACCTTCAACACCGCCGCCGGCCGCCAGGTCGGGCACCAGTTGGTCGAATCCCTCGACGGTCTGGTGCAGTGGGTGAACACCCACAAACCGGAGATCATCGGTTTCGTCTCTTCGATGGCGTCTATGGGTGTTGACATCGCGGATAACTTCCTGATGTTCACCGCCCGCATGATGGACGCTGGGGCGACGATGCTCGACTTCGTGAACATGGTGTTCACGTCCATGATTGAGGGCGGCTCGAAAACCGCTCAACTGTTCGGCGGGATCATCAAGCACATTCCCGGCTTCGCCTCGGTCGGTGAGGGCATCGAGAGCATGGGTGTCAAGTTCGATGACGCCGCCGACAGGTTCCAAGCTCTGCCGGGTCAGATGCGGCAAGGTGCGGATGCGATTGATTCGCTGCGTTCCGGTATGCGGGGTATGCGCGACGACTTCACCGGCGCTATGGGTGAGATGGCGTTGGCGGAGCAGAAGACCCGCAACTATACGCGCGCGTTCGACACGTTGAAGAACGCTGTTGAGCTTGTGCCGGGGTCGAAAGAGATTGTTCTGAAGGACAACTCGCCGGAGGTTGTGGAGAAGCTGAAGTCGCTTGGTTTTGCGGTGCAGAACCTTCCGAACGGGCTGGTTAGTATTCGGGTGGAGTACCGCGACCCGTCGGGGAAGCTGGTTGATCCAAGCCAGTTGGGGATTTCGCAGCGGCAGATTGATGACCGGGACAACCGTCAGCATGATTGGGGTATTGATCCGCCCGCTGCTGCCGGGCCGACACCTCCTGCGGGTGGGTGGCCTGCTATGCCTGCGAGTGGTGGCGGATCGAGCACCGTGTCCCTGCCGGATGCTCCGGTGTTGCCGATTCAGTACACCGACACTGCGGGGATGTCGCCGGAGATGCAGTCGGCGCAGAACCGTGCCGACGAGGCCCGCCACAACGTGGCCGAGAAAGAAGCCCGCGTCAACCAGCTTCTCCAGTCGAATGTGGCGACCGCTGATGAGATTCAGAAGGCCCGCAACGATTTAGCGAAGGCGCAGCAGGACAACGACGAAGCGCAGAAGCGTCTCCAAGAGACGCAGATGAAGACGTACCAGAAGGGCACGAAAGAGCTTAACGGTATGGCATCGACGTTCTCCGATATCGGTGCGCAGCTGGATAAAGACCTGGGGTTGTCGAATGGGTTGGCGGGGTTGGCGGACAACTTTGTTCGGTTCATCGCCACGTTGGCCGCCGCGCCTCTGTTGGGTCCGTTGTCGGCCATCTCTCAGGCCAAGGGCGATGAGGGCTCCGGCCTGGTGGGCATCCTCGCTTCTACTGGCGCGCTGGGGGACCGGTTCAAGCCCGATAGCGCCACCGCTTCCAACATGGGGCCGGAGGCGCTGCGACCCACCAGCCTGTCGAGCATTCCGCAGTCGAAATTCTCCGACGCCGGCCTCCTGCCCGCTACGGCGAAGCTGAACGACATCGTCGCCGCGATGTTCCCCCAAATCACCGACATCGGCGGGTATCGGCAAGACCCCCACCCCGACCATCCTTCCGGGCGGGCGCTGGACATCATGATTCCCGGCGGGACTACCCGTGGTGGCGCGAACCCGCAGGGCAAGGCTCTCGGTGACCAGATTTGGGATTTCCTCACCACGAATGGGTTGATCGATCCGAATGGGTCGCTGTGGCAGACCGACACGGGTGGGGATCACTACGACCACATTCATGCCCGCATCGCGGAGGGTATGGAGAACGCGTTGCCGGGTGTTCTGCAACCGCCGGCTGGTAGTTCGATGTCGTCGATGTCGGCGGGCGGTTTCCCGATTCCGCTGCCGGTGACCATCGTTGGCGGTATCTCGCAGCTTGGTGATGTCGCGTCGAGTGTGGCGTCCGCTGTGTCTGGCCGTAATTGGGATGCGCTGGCTCAAGCTGAGGCCAGCGGCAATTGGGCGGCCAACACGGGTAACGGCTACTACGGGGGGTTGCAGTTCGACCAGCCGACGTGGGATGCGTCGAAGCTGCCGGGGATGCCTGCACGGGCGGACCTGGCGACCCGCGAGCAGCAGATCGCCGCCGCGGAGAATGCGATCACGCAGCGCGGCGGAAACACGTCGTCGCTGTGGCCGCAGAACTATGGCTTGCTTGGTGCCCCGTCCACCGCTGCTACCCCTGGTGCCCCGCTTCCTGCATTGGGCTCCGTCCCCGGCTCAGGCGGCCCGTTGGGCCTGCCGGGTGTTGGTATGCCCAACGCGGCGCCGATGGGCTTGACTTCGCAGGCGTATCCGGCTGGCCCCGCTGGTGGTGGTGTCGGTTTGGGTGGCATGGCCTTGGATGCCGCGATGCTTGGAACCAGCGCCATCGACATGATGGCGCCCGGCGCAGGCGCAGCCGCCAAGATCGGTATCCAGGTCGCGAACCGCACCGCGAAGTACCTTGGCCAGGTCGCCGGTATCGGTGTGTCGGGTTTGTTGGAGACGTTCACCCCCGCGGGTAGCAATCCGAAGGCTTCTATCGGTAATTCGTGGTTCGGGAAAATCATGGGCGGCCTGGCCGGTGCGAGTCCTGCTCTGCCGAACATGGCTGGCGGGAAAGCCCCCGAGATGGAGGGCAATGGGGCACAGAACGGCGCCCAGGCTGCGGGGAATCAGGTCAACCAGAGCGTGACCATCAACAACAACCACGCCACCGAGGACATGGCCGGCAATCAGGCGGCCCGTGAACTCGGCGCAATGTATGCCCCGGCGGGTCGAAGATAGCCGACAACAAGAAGAAAGGACTCCGAAGAATGTCAGTCAGCGCGGAACTCCGACAGCACAGCGCCGATGAAACCGTCAGGGACTCCCTGGCGACCTTCCAGTTTCTCAATTCGGTTTTCCAATTGGACGACGCTAGCGAGGAGAAGCCCCGCGATGCGGTTCGCAAATTTCTGGATGAGTTCGGGGTCTACGCTGCCGCTGTCTCCGCGGACTGACTCGAGGTTGACCCCCAGCTCGTCGATGACGGCGTAGCTGAGCGGCATCGTCTCCGGCAGCTGATTCAGCAAGGTGCGAAATCCAGCTCTAACGTTATCGGGGTCGGACATTCGCATGCTCCTTCGTCTTCGCCGCTAGCTCCCAACCGAGCGTAGGAGAGTCTTGGTGCCCGTGGCGCGGTTCGCCCTGTTTAAGGGGTGACGCCGCTCCCGAGCTGAAGTGCTTACCGTGGAGGAAGCCACTAGCTACGAATTAGGGGGTAACACTCTGTGGATAGGAACATCGTCATACCCGGTCACCTCGAAATCGCCGCTGAAGCGGCGGGTCGGCTAAACAGCGGAGAGTGGTCTACGAACGAAACGTTGGTCGCGGCCCTATCCGACCTTGAATCGTTCGTGCGGACACCGCCGAGCGATATGCCGTTCATCGACGCTGGCCCGCTTGAGGGTTTCCCCATCACCAAGACCGTCGTTAACGGCTTCGAGCACGTGACCGCGGAGCAGTCCAGTAAGGCGCCCTGGGGCTATGTGGCGGTGTCCCAACTTGGCTTTGTTGTTGCGGCGATCAAGGCCCTGGAGGCGCAGAACCAGCATCTGGTTCGTCGCATCGCAAAACTCGAAGCGGAGTAGCGATGGTCTGATATGGCGAAAATCTCAGGTCAGCGGCCTTCTCGTGCCGTTTGAGCTGGTGTTTCCGCTAACGAACACGTTACGTTCATCGAAAAACAGGGCATAGTGGATCACATAGCGGACGTGTCTGGTTGTACAGTTCGCGAGGAGAACGGCCCGGGGGGAATTGTGGGGAGACAGGTGTCGAGATGACGTTGGCAATAAATTACGAGGCGCCCTCGGACATCGTCGAGGCAGACGCCGACTCGAATCTGCACCTAGACGCTGGTCAGCCTCACCGCAAGTATGTCCGCATCGTGGAAGACGATGGCGAGATTCGGCTGGTTCCGCTTGATCGTTTGCACGAATCCGAGCGCGCCATCCTTGAGGATGACCAGTTGTACAAGGCTACCCGGGCCGGCTTGAAGGAGTTTGCTGCCGGGGAGCGGCGGTCCAGCGACTGGCTCTTCGACGAGGAGTGAGCAGCGAAACGGTCTGGCTTAGCCCCTCCGTTGACGAGTGGTTGAAGGCTGCCAAGAACTCGCCGAAGCTTCGGGACCGGTTCAGGAAGGCCGCTCGAGCTATCCGAATGATGCGTGAAGCAGGGCCGGCCTACCCCTCGTTCTGTACGCATCAGATGCGGTACCTCAAGGGGCCGGGCGGTGTGACGATCTGGAACTCTTACGTCGAGAACAAAACGCCTCAAGCCTGGCGGATGTACTGGGTGCGCTGCGAGGACGGGTCGATTCAGATTATCTCGATCGGGCCACACGACCACGAACCTGGCAGTCAGCCCGGTACTTAGCAGTGCGCCCCGGCACGCTTTTCGACGGCCGGGGCGCTACTGGGGGAGAACTCGAGCCTAACCCCCGGGCGGAGAGGTTGACCGCGCCAATTTTGCTGCCTCGGCGAGTGTGCGGGAGAGCGCCTCTGCCTCGTGGACAGTCATCCTGAGCCCGCGGTCGAGGAAGTTGTGCGGCCAGGGGATGGGGCCGTGGATCTTGATCCCCGACAGGTGGAGGTAGACGCCGGGCGCTTCGTCGGCATCCCGATACGCCATTGCCCCGATCTGCTGGGAATCCCCGTCAGAGTCGGCTGCGGTGGCCTCGAGGGAACAGATCAACGTACTCGACGATTGACCAGCAGGTTTGATCCCCGCGGCATGTGTCCTCGGGGTGTCCGTCGCCGTAGTCGCACCATGGAGCGCATTCGACTGGCGGCATGTATTCGAGTGGTTCGATGCTCACAGCTCACGCTCCCCAGATGTCGGCGCCGACGTGCTTGGCGATCTTCTCCAACCGCCGCATCACGTATTCGTCCTTGTTGATGCAGTCGTGGCTGTCGGCCGCGGCGACGAGCTGGGCGGCCAGTTGACGGGCTTCCCCGGGGGTGAGGTTGAACATGAGGCGGCGCCAGTCGCCGCCCTCCTCGGTTGGTTCGGGAATCTCGCCGTTGAAGGTGGCCGCAAGCTGAACACCGTCACGGTTGCGGTTAGCGGTGCGCAGTTCGTCCTGCGTGAACAGGCCGTCGTTGTACGGACTGATGACCGAGCACCAGAACTGCGTGCGAGTCCAGCCGGGCTCGGTGACCGCCTCGGCGCTTCCTCCACCCGTGCGTTCGCAGTAACCGGGGTGCTCGCCATAGCCGTCGTTGACGACTTCGCGCCATCCGCAGCCGACGATGCAGGTTCCGGCGCTCTTGTGCATTGCAGTGGTCATTGCGTTACCTCCGAGGTGAGTAGTTGTGCAAGTTGCGCGGCCTGATCTGCTGTCAGGACCACGAAGGCTTCTTCTTTGCCGCGGTAGAAGATGGCGAGGAACTTTTCGCCGGCATAGTCCGAGAACTGAGGCTCGAACGGTGTGCACACGATTTCCGTCTTATCGTCCTCGGCGGGGTCGACGACGATAACGTTCTGATTGGTTGTGGTGCTCATTTGGCCACCCACCCGTCAATCTCGTCGGCCGCGGCAATGAGCGCGGCGGCGAGTTCCCGCGCCTCGTCGCTGCTGACGGTGACTCCTGTATCCCGGGCGCCGTCCTCACCCCGGTACATGGTGTCGATTGAGACGCCGGGGCCGCCGTCACTCGGGTCGTACGACAGTTGGCCGTCCCACCGCTGCACGGCGTGGGTGTACACACCGACGGTGGTCAGACCCTCGTTTGAGGCGCGGTCGACGGTGACCGATTGTGTGCATCCCCAGATGACTCGGCACGGTTCGGCGTCGGCTGACCAGTCGTCGGCAGAGGCACCGGCCGGCGGCTTCACGTCTGTTGTGCTCATCGCGCGACCCCCTCCGAAACGAGGTCTTCGACAGTCGAAGATCTGGTTGCTCCTGCTGCCACCTGAATGCGGTACAGGTGTGGCTGGTCGATGCGCTGCACCCAGCCGGCGACCGCGTCTTCGCACGGCTGGCCGGGAGCGGCGTCACAGATCGGGCACTGGACTTCTAGGGCCTGCACGCGGCACGCAGGGCACTCTGCGCGCCCATGTTCGGCTGAGAGCGTCATTTGATTTCCTCCCGGTGTGAAGCTGCTCCAACCGGCCCTATTGCGCGTTTATTGCGCGGAAACGACGAAGGCCCGGTAGAAACCGGGCCTGACCTCGCAAAACTCTGGTGCGCGATACTGGGATTGAACCAGTGACCTCTTCCGTGTCAGGGAAGCGCTCTCCCGCTGAGCTAATCGCGCCGGGAAACACCTTGGAGGTGGAGA